AACCAAAGGCCGTGTTAGTAGCTTTGGATTTTGATGGTGTGGAAGCAGCTTAATAAAGCTATATGAATCAAAGTGTTAACTATATAACACTTCGTATAATTTGACCAAGCGTTATGTTACTTGCACTTCACATTGCTACAAATAAAAAGCACTTATGTATCAAATACATAGGTGCTTATTTATTTGTCAATGTTGCGATGATCGCTAGATGCATAGAAGTGCATTTAACATCAATGCGCATTATGCGAATTTTCAGCCGAGGCGGGGAGTCCACGTCTTCTGGTGGTGGACTCTAGTCCCAAATTTGGGAAATTAATGGCTTAATGACCCTCGTTTTATTTTTTTGTTTCTACTTTTATAGCACCGTCTCTCGACACTTCGATAATTCCGTCGATAAGTGTCTGTTTAACGATTTCATGGAATATTTCTGTATCTCTAAGCGGTTTCTTACCAGCTTTCACTAAGTCTCTATTTAGCTTCAATGCAATTTCATTTAATGCGTGTTCTTCCTCATCAGTGAAACGAAATGTCTTAGCCATCACATATTCCTTTTATAAAATAATTTAATTCTAAATGAATTTGTGATTTGTGCTTGTGTTTATATGTGATTTATGTTTTTATCCCCCCTAAAATGATTTGTGAATTTGTGATTTACATGCTCGATCATCTCTGTATTAATGCTCACTTTGAATCAAGCTTTTACTCGTTGAGTGAAAGTGGTGAGTATTTTTTTGTAGATGTTGATTTGCATAGCTTGGACATTCCATTGGCAAGCAGGGCAGTTCACAAGAATGATGACGGCTCTATTACAGCATCATCTTTATTTCACCCATACGAATCAGTTCCGACCAGTTTTACTGGCATGTCTCTAAAGTGTTTTTTTGATTCGTCTTATGCACCGTATATTCAGATCAAGGCTAGTCCTGCAAAGCTCCGCCAAGGTCATAATGTGTTTGGTGATGACGATATTGAATTAGGGGCTATGGAGATGATTGGGTATTTTTATGAAGCTTATCCAACGTTAGCTCGCATGATTGACTGGACTACTGCATGGGTATCACACATTGATGTGACTTACTCTGCACGTGTTGGTGATCAGAATACAGCTAAGAAATTGCATGACTTCATGCGTCGCGTGACTAATGGTCAGACGCAACTTAGTCAAAAGCAGATGGATAATACAATTTATTGGGGCGGGCAACATTCACGTTTGATTAATATCAAATGTTACTTGAAACATAATGAGTTTATGGAAGAGTTCAAGGAACAACAAGCATTGGCTAAGAAGTGTGATAAAGCTGCAATGCGTGTCGTGAATGTAATGTCTGATAGTCGTTTGATTAATTGGACTGTTGGCATTATGCGTTTTGAAGCACGTTTAAAAAAACGTTGGCTTGAACGTGCTGGTATTCCAGTTAATCTTTTTGAACTTATTCGATTTCAGCGTGAAAACCCTGAGATATTACAAGCACTTTGGACTAAAGCAACTCATAGCATATTTGAAGCCTTAAGGGGTCAAACTATGAAATTAACCGATGATAAAAGTGTTCTTGAAGCCATATCTAAATCCCCAGTAGTTGTTACAAACAGTGGGAAGGTTTCCCAAACACGTATCCGAAATATTTACGCAACATTCTGTCTCATACGCGAACATGGTTTGGAAGAGCTTGCAAAAATGCTCCCTAAAACAACATTTTACAGACAGATTTCAGAATTATGTGAATGCGGTTTTTCTAAAGCGTATTTACAGAACTTGCATGACAACAAGTCATCAAATGTCATTCCTTTCATGAAGCTCGTAGAAATCGACTTTTCACAGCAGTTGCCAGACTGGTATGAACCGCCAGTTTCGCAATTTAACTATTTAAAACTTGCATAGGTGAGCTATGAATAATTCACAACATCCAATTATGACTGTAACTGGTATCCGTAAGGCTGCTGGAGACTTTACAGACGATAAAGGCAAAACAATCGAGTTTTCAAACACGGTTGTAACTGTGCTGCAAGAATATTCAGATCGTGAGAAAGAACAAGGCGCAATTGGTTTTAAATCGACTGACTACAAGATTAAAGGCGCTCAGTTCTTTAATGATTATATGCATCAGAAGTTGCCAGCCGAAGCTAAGTTGATCTTTGATTGGGATTTCACAGGCAAACAACCAAAGGCCGTGTTAGTAGCTTTGGATTTTGATGGTGTGGAAGCAGCTTAATAAAGCTATATGAATCAAAGTGTTAACTATATAACACTTCGTATAAT